CGCCTTCACAACTAAGTGTGGTGTGATGATGGGTGATCCTATCACCAAAGTACTGTTAACCGCGGCGTCAATGACGTCTTGGTATTGTACTCAAGCCGGATTTTCTAGCCTACATGAGGTTAGTTTCTCCAGATACACCATGCAACGTTACACAGGATTAGGTTTAAGGAAAACGGGTGGATCATCTTTTGCATGTGCAGGAGATGATCACACGGCAGTAGGAAACTACCAGGACGTAGTACGTCCACCAAAATTCCTAGAATCTATGAATTTAGAAATCTCGTGGGATAAGTACTGTATTTCCAGGAAATACGTATCTTATTGCCAAGCATACGGCTGGGCTCCACGTTACCTGAGATCAATACATATTGATACAGTTAAGGTGAAGCTGCTGAATGAGTTTCGCAAACAAGGGGGTCATAACTCTTATGAAGAGCCTGATCCTCTAGTTGGCAAAGCACGAGATCTAGAAAGGTTTGTTCGACATGCGGAATCGGATTCCAGTCAAGAAGAGCGTGTAAAATATGCTCAATTCTTGAGAACGGTCATTCCCCTTTCCTTGAAAGGAGGAATGCCTGCATGGTTCGAAAACAAACTATTTAAGAAAATGCAGAGCTACATGCCAAGTGCCTTTGGAGGATTAGGTATCCCCGGGGCATGCGATTGGACGTTAGACACCAAGTGTACGTCAATCTTTAAAGCACACTGCATGAATCATTATGAAGGACTGCTCAAGCCTATGCGCACAGACAAGGTCTGGCATAGGGGAGTAGAACTCCAGAACAACCTCTCTGATGTGATGACCCTCGTAGGCGGTATACGCTTTTCGGAGGCTTGGTCGCTCACTCAATCCAAGATTGATGAGGGATCGTCAACAGCATCTGGATCCAGAAGAATCCAAAGAGAGATTTATAAAGAGTACATAAGGATAGATGAACCTTGCAACCTAATTGGTACCAAGGAAGCAACTGCCCCAGCTGTGTTCTCTGGAAGCTATAATGATCGTATCATTAAGCCAGACATGAGAGCACGGCAAGTACTATCAAGAAAGGCTCTCTTGTATAACAAGAACCGATCACTCGTGGACTATGTCCCCTGGGATCAGATCGAGGTCAATGACCTATACAAGAGAAGACCTGGTATATGGGCCCCTCGTGAAGATGTTCTAAGGCTGCTCGGAATAGGATTCTCGGCACCTTCAACACGCTTCTCCAGCCGTTTCATAAACGGACAGGGAGGTAATTTCGCGCAGGACAAAGTTGTCACGTCACACGTGGTGATTGATTTAGATCAAGCACTGAATATAGAATTCAGCAACCTGGCCGCTATCAATGAAGGGTTAGATGAGGAAACGGTTGTATGATCCGTAGAAGCTACGTATCAGTGACCTACCCGTCTGCTCTAAACCTTCGCGTAACAAGTTTTCGCGTCTAAGGATTTGGGCCCCACATATTAACAAAGTCTGTGACATG